CAAAATCATTCTCGCTCTGATACTGCTGCAGACGTGTAATAGCTTCCGTCGCTTTGCGGCCTTCAACCTCAGTAATCTGGCCTCCACCTTTTAGCTGCTCAAATGCTGTAAGGAAAGCCTGACCCTTCAGCTGGTCAATCATAGGCTGTGTACGGCGTTGATTTTCAGAAAGAGGATATGAAGAAGCCAAGCGACCTTGCATACCAAATAGGCCACCAACAGATGATTGGGCTTCTGGCCTGAGATTTCCTTGCTCATCAATCAATGCATTGATTACATCAAGCGCATTTTGTCCCTGAGATTCGGTTTTAGCTATTCCAGCCATACGATCAGCAATTTCTGTTTGCTTCATTCCGGGCTGAACAAGTATATGAGTTCCACCACGTCCTGAAAGGAGATCGTCTACCTGATTACGAAGATCATCAGGTGTTGGCAACGGCAATCTTTCATTAGTAGCGCCCATATCACCAGCAGGAACAGGCGAACGCGCAGACGGATTTCTGGGCGTGCTTAACGGCTCAGGAGGTGCTTCTGGAGTCCCTCTTGGGGAGCCAACAATACTAGACGGTGAATAAGTAGCATAACCTCCATCTTGTAGAGGTATCCCCTTCATTGTAAGCGCCTGAACAATCTGGTCATCAGAATAGCCCATACGCTTCATCTGGTTTCCTAATTGTGCTTGGAAACTGTTCCCGCCGAACATTTGGTCGGGTTGAGCTTTCTCGGCTTCAAATTTCTGTCGCTCAAGGTCAAACATCTGTTGTTGACGATCCGCTGCTTTTTGCTGCATCTGCAAAGCTTGATCTTGCATAAACCGCTGACGAGCTTCTTCAATGGCTGCTTTGTCATAATCTGCAAGGCTGCGTACTTTATCAAACGCGCTTAGGTCAACTGCTCTGGCCATGATTACTCCTTAGCCGTAAATCGGATTTTTCATTTTATCAAATCCGATAATACCACGACCACTTAGAAGGCTTATCAGTGTGCTTGATACAGCGTTGTTGCGTCCTGCAATTCCCTGCGCTCCAACCGCTCCGATATTGCTCATAATATCGCCAGCTTCACTTGCAGCAGTATAGCCGCGATTGGCTACCGTGTTAAGCTGAGAATTTTGTGACAACCAGCGATTATAGGCATCGTTGTATTCCTGATTGGCTAGGTTCTGGCCGTATTCCTGCGCCGCCTTCAATGCAGCACCAGATTGACCCATGCCACGAGCTGCAAGGCTCTGACCAAGGGCTTTCTGCCCCTGCCCAAGCCGGAATTGATAGCCAGCATCTTCAGACAAATCGCCAGGATTAAACCCAGCTGCAAGAGCCTGTGCAAGTTGCTGATTAGCCGACGCTCCAGTTTGAGTGTATGGCGTAATTTGCTGCAATGCTGCTAGCTGAGATTTCTTCAGCTTCTCGGCAATATCATTCTGGGTCTTATATTCCATAAAGCCACTGAGGGCGCTCGTTAACGGGTTATTCATTGTTATACCTCCAGTAGTTTGAGCCGCAGACGTTGGTAATCCAACTTCGCTTGCAACCTGATTGCCAATATTGCCGATTTTGTCGTTTACGTTAGCGCCGAAGTTTACAGCTTTTTGCAGAATGTCAGGGCTGTAGCTTCCGATGCTAGTGCCGATTCCGCTGCCCATGCTTGGCGTAATGGCCTGACCTGCAAGCGGCCCGGATTGAGCAACAGCACTTGACACGCCCGGAGTCACCATCTGCCCTTGAAGCGGTCCAGACGTTGCCAAAACCTTACCAGCCGTTGCTCCTTGTATACCGCCGCCAATGCCGCCAGTTACGCCACCGGTAAGCGTATCCTTAAGAACCTTACCGCCCGTCAATGCACTAGTCAGGCCAGACGTTCCAGCGCCGACAATAGCGCCACCTAAAGCAGACCCTAGCGCACCAGTTCCAGCTCCCAGACTGGCTCCGATTGCAGTTCCTAGGCCGGGCATAAGCAATGATAAAGCAATCGGCGCCGCTATCTTCAGAACACCGCCCAAAGCGCCGCTTAATCCGCTCTTATTTCTTTTAGCAATCAGTGGAGCAAGAGCGTTATCAAGTTGGCCTATATCGCTAATCTGACTGCCACCTTTATAGCCAATAATGCGGTTAATATCGCCTAATGTGTCTGCAATACCCTTCTGCCCTTCATCTACATCTGTGCCAGACCAAAGGCCCCATTTCTTGCCTAGATAACCTGTTGCGCTAGGAGAGAGTTGGCCTGCATATGAGGTTGGTGTTGCTACATCTGCCATTATTGTACCTCAACTAATCCGATTATGGTTAAACCTACAGAAACAGACGTCCAGCTTGGGACAAAAATCTTGCGCGTTGCAGCGTCAACCATTCCTGCATTGCTGCCCGTATAGCCAGAAACAGCAAAACAGATTCCGTTCTGTGAAAACGGTAATGGGAAATTGTTGATAGCCGTGCTTCCAGCTGTAGACGTCGAATTGCCGCCATTCGGGTTTACATTTATGCGGAAAAACGCCAGATTGGATGTCAGGAGAATATATCTTCCTTCATAAACCGGTGTTCCAGTAACGGCCAGATTTTCGAATATTGGCGTCCAGCTTGTGCCTATATCACCAGAAAAAAGGAAATTGAAAAACAACGCCCAAGGCATTGTTGCTCTGTTGCCTTCGTCAGTCACCGGATGCTGAATTGGAGGTTGCGTGCGATTACTCAAGATAACTCCCCGTGAGTGCTATCTTGACAGGGTCGCTTATGCGAATGCGTAAAGTCATTTGGTAAGCTATCCCAAGACGTCTAAAGATTGCGCGTTTACGGAACTCACCAGCTTTGCCAATTTCGACATTAAACCAGTCAGACCAAGTACGAGCGCCGTCTTTCGATAGCTTCAAGGAAATCAGCGGATTATAGCCTTGTGCAGTGTCATCCTGAACGCCAACGCCAGCCTCAACACCGATTTCAAGCTTACTATAGCGTACATATTTATTCTCGTCACTAAGATGTGTGTAAATTCTCTCGCGCACAATAGAGCTTCCAGCATCGTCCAAATAATCCATATCAAGCGTGTAAATATTCCCATTACGACGATCACAACAGATATGCTTGTTGAATGCGTACATCAGATCAGCGGCAAGATGCTGCTCGAACTCGCCGGATTCATTAGTGAAAGCACGCTCATGCCATAGCTTAGTCGTTAGGTCATAAACAAGAGAAGTCTCAAGACCTCCACCGGTTATGACATAAAACGTATGCCCTTCGCTCTGATACATAAAAGCACGCATCAGAGACGGAGACGGAACATGATTTAAAATGAGTTCAATCGGTTCGGTTGAAATGCGCTGCGGGCTATAACCGCGCATCAACATGACGTTTCCGTTGCCGTATTTATCTTCACTGACCCACAGCACCATGCCGTCATTAACGCATACGGTATGCGCTGCCATGCAGCCGTTTGTGCCAATCGCTCCATTAATGCGACTGAACGGAAAAGCCTCTGCGCCAGTGTTCGACCACACTTCAAAGCTGCATTTTCCAAACAAATAAAGCTGGCCGGTTACGTTAGCAATCGCTACAAGGTTATCTGGATTGCTTTCTGCCGTTGCAAAATCAAGCGCATCCCAGCTTAATCCGTCAAGAATGCCAGAGATATAAAACCGCCCTGAATTGTTCTCAGTGGCAATAAAATATCCGTCAATGCTATCGACATAGCCAACGCTTGCCGGTAATCCTGTCCCTGTGACTTTCTGGTATAAGTTATTATCGTATGTCAGGATAAAAATGCTTGTTCCGTCGCAAATCGCAAGCTGTAGATCATTCTCAGCAATACTGAGATTTCCGGAAGATTGGTCAACATTACCGCGCAAAACATGCGTTCCGTCCTCAAAAACCTCAAAAACGCCAGAACCGCTTATGATAAACGCGCGGCCATTGCTTGAGCTAAAGCATTTCCGGCCCGGCCCATTTCCCAGATTATCAAACAATGTCAGGCCCGGAGTTCCATACAGCGCCGAAGTCTCTTTTCCCATTTCATCGAGAACAGGAAACAGGTTTATGGTTCTTTGCGCATCCAATGGCAAAGACCGCATCTGATAGGAAGGCCCGACAAGTCCTATTTTAGCCATCAGTAACCCTGACCTGTGTAAATGTTGAACTGCTCTGATCCAATCGGCTGCGCGTCCATCGTCCTGTTCTTTGCGACAGCCATCTCCAATGTAGCGCGTGCTTGATTGGCAATCAGCTTCAAGTCGTCGCTAACAGGCTGCCCATATTCTGGCTGCAACAGCGTCGCAAGCTCATACGTCAAGAAGTGAACCCAGCCCGGCGGCAGATCAACCTCTGTATCAAGCTCAAACTCTGCAAGCGGATCCTCTGTGCGCAAATGGATATTCCAGTTTGATGTTGGCACAGTGTAAAGCGTAATCTTCGCTAAAGGAAATCCGTTATCGTAAACATAGCGCTGGCTTGGCAATGCTGTCAGGCTCTTAAGCGCTGTATTTTCATCGTAGGACGTGTCACGATAAGGATACAAAGGATAATCAATATTGCCAATGCGCACATATGCTGAGGCAATTTTCATCGGGCGTACAGTGTCAAAGTCACCGCCAATGCCAATGGTGTAACTTGCTTTCGCTGCTACAAGAGGAAAAACCTTCTCTTGGCGCGTGTAAATCATCAAGTTTTCATTTGACAGAATGGAAATAATGCCATTCAGGCTATCCAGTCCGTCTTGAGCTTCATCAGACGACGGCACTTCCGTTTTAGTCAGAATACCAGCTTTTTGCATGGCCCTGCGGATTATCGTTCTTGCCGTCGTCATGATAAAACCTCTTTCTTACACGCTCATATCCATTGCAGCCTCAGCCTCTTCGATCAGCTCAAGCAAGCGAGCCTCACCAAAGCGACCATCAACAGCAAGTCCAAGCTCTTTCGCGCGCGCAATAAGCTCTTCCTTGGTGTATTCCGTATCCTCGAAGTCGTCCACATCAATAGCAGGCTCTTCAACAGATACAGGAGC